GTATGGCTGAGATTCCTCATCATACACCCACTGTCGGACCGCGGTCGTGTAGACCGTGTGATTCGATGGTGAAGGAAGGCGCGAAGCGCGTCTTCCGGTTTGCTCGTGATCGTGCGGGTCAAGTCGTCTCCTTGAGACGATGTATGTCCGCCCTCGAGCGAGCCGCGTCACCCCGTTCGCGGGGGATGCTACATCGTCCAACTGAGTTGGTTCCAATGGCTACAGCAGCCTGTGGACAACTCTTAGATCTTTTGGACGATCTTACTGGCCGCCATTCTGGGGAAGGTCCCCAGGCGGTGAGCAAAGCAGGTTCTTCCAAGGATCGTCCCCTTCGCGTTACGCGTAGGGGGACTTGGGACTACCCGGCCTCAACTCCCACACCCATTCAGGTGCGGTGGCTGCAGGCTATGGGTTTCTCCCAGATCCCTGGTAAGACTCCTGATAGCATTGGCTTCAAGCATGAAATGCTCGAACCCTGTGCTGTACAGGCTCTCGCCTTCGCCCGTTCCGTCGTCGAAGTCCTTTTGGACTTTGATCAGGAGCGGCTCAGCGAGTGTCTGTTCGCAAATGACATGAGCAGTTACGCATCTTTCTTCGCTCGTGTCGCGTCGTGGCCTCTTGAGGACTTCGTTAAGAATGCGAAGTTCTTCACGATCTTTCCGATGGCCCGGTATCTTCGGAATGACCCGCCTAAGTCTCCACCCAGTTCATACGGCTACACTGGATCGGTTGGATCAGCTCTCCTGTTCGGAGGGGCTGTCCGCCAATACCTCAAGAACCGATTGATCGGGGGTAGGCCTAGGGATGCGGCGCTCTTCAACTCACTCCTTCAGGGAGTGAAGAGAGGTTGTGCTGTTGTGCCCGAGGGCTACATCATCCAATCGTTCGAGTCTCATCGCGAGGCTCTGACGAAACGGACCTCATTAGCTGCTGCGACTGCCTTGTTGGCGTCGGAGAAGTTTGATAAGGTCTGGGCTGGCTCCCGTTTGGGAACCAACCGGCTCCCTCAGCCCTCAACATCGGCGTCTTATAATAAGGCCCGGTCAGAGGGGGGGAGTTGGATGGATGTTTTGGAGCAATTCCAGCGTGCGGGGACGGCTAACCCGAAGGGAAAGCTGTCCGTCAGTACGATGGGCCTCTCTCGGCCCGAGATTCAGATTATGTCGGAGGTTCGACCTGGAGTCGTAAAGACCCAGTATGGACCCGTGGTTCCGAGGACCTTTGATCAATTGGAGCCCTACCTCGTGGATCGTCCCTGCCTTCAGGTGATGGTCCATGCAGTATTGGAGCCGTTGAAGGTCCGCCTCATCACTAAGGGGGAAGCTCTCTACATGTACTACGCGCGCCGCGCACAGCGGAGCATGTGGCAGCATCTGAGAACTTACCCACAGTTCGCCCTGATCGGTGAGCCACTGACTGTGGATCACATCCGCTCTTTGCGGCGGCGGACGGTCTTATTAGACCTGCCATTCGATCAATGGGTGAGTGGTGACTATTCGGCCGCGACCGATAATCTGAAGATTGATGCGACGAAGCTCTCCTTCGAGACTTTCTTGAACTCGGTTGGAGCGACGTTCCGTCAACGGAAGTACTGGCGTCTGGTCCTTTATGAACAGGGCCTTAACTACCCAGTGTGGTCGGAATTGACTGCAGCTATGCAAACCACAGGACAGTTGATGGGAAGTGTTCTTTCCTTCCCCATCCTGTGTAGCTGCAACCTAGTCGCGTATTGGATGGCTCTCGAGAGGTACCTAGGCCGAGAAGTCGGTCTTCGGGATCTCCCTGTGCTGATCAATGGAGACGATATCCTCTTCATGTCGAATGAGGACTTCTATGAGGTCTGGAAGGAGACGGTCGAGCAATTCGGCTTTATCCTCTCACCTGGGAAGAATTACATTCATCCCCATCTGATCTGCATCAACTCGACGTGCTTTTGGGCGGCGGGTGGTAGGTATACCCCCATTCCCTTCCTGAACGTCGGATTGTTAAATGGCCAGTCCAAAGTGGCGAGTCGAACTCAGGAACGTGTGTTGCCCCTGTGGGCGGTTTATAATCGTATGATGGCTGGAGCCTCGAATCCGCTCCGAGCCCATAAACGATTCCTCAAGCTCCACAAGGCCGAGTTGAGTCTCCTGACTCACGATGGAGAGTTTAATCTCTTTATTGACCCCCACTATGGGGGGCTTGGTTTTGAATTGTTTGATGAGGTCCGCCCGCATGTGTGCTTCACACACTTTCAGCGGAAGTTCGCCAACTACATGCGACTGCGCCTTCAGAATATTGAGTCTGAGCAATCTGCTCTCCAAACTCTGATGGGCGTCGTGGCCAAACACGCGGACGAAGAAGTGGTTCCCGAGGAGGTCCGGAAGTACCACTGGGGTCATTTCTCTCTGCGATCATACACTAAGCAGCACTCTGAAGAGAGCACCTGGTTCACCCTCGTATTGGGGGAGGACGAGAGGCTCCCGCTCGATCGTGCTGTCAAGGTCCCGCTTCTGGGTCGATACCCAGGGGGAGACCTTGTCTTCCGGATTAAGCACCCTCGTCCGAGGGAGCTTCGGGGCTACCGCCAGTACAAGCGGTTCCTCGCGGAATCACTCAAGCGTGTGATCACACAGGACCTGACCTATGTGGAATTTCTGCCTTCCGAGAGCTTGGCAGAGTGAAATGGACTCGCTACAGGTAATAGCCCAAAACGGTGGATCGGTTGCGACTGATCCTTAATAGTTCCGTGCTAAACAAAACGCCGAGAGACTGCACGGCGCTTCCCTGAGCCTGCTACGGTCCCCCTCTCGCCTCAATCCCGGGGGAAGCTCCGCTGGTGCCTAGGCACTCACCCTTACCCTGATAGGATAGGATGGTGTCTAGCCACAGTCGGCGCTTCGCTCGATCTGGTTGGGCGCGAGCGGGAGTGTGCTCGCTGAGTATTTGAGGAGGTATAGGCAATTATAGTCCGCTGAGCGGATCTTAGTGCCTAACTTGCTGAAGATACCGGCAACAACGCCGGAGACCAGCTTAGGGTTCTATAGTGAGGTACAGTCCCGCCAGATTCAGCGGGATTCCATACTTGAATCGTAATTGCAAATGTCTAATAAGACTTACAACACCATCTCGCGTCTTGCGCTGAGCGATGAGTCGAAGGACTGGCTGACCGCCATCCTCGATCCTTATCACGACTCGGCCTATGATGCTGTTGGACTACCCGATGAGCGTACAGCTCCTTCTGTTGTCCAAATTCACAACCAGACTTTGTCACTGTCTGCCCCTACCTCAGCAGGTAATGGGAACTGGGATGCGGCGGTGAGTTATACGGGTTTCAATACCGTTATCTCTTCCGTCCGCACTTCAGGACTAGTCAACATGGCGTCCACACCCTTCCATACTTACGACCATACCAGTCTTAGCACTGCGGCTCCGTTCGGAGCCCTGAGTGCATGGGCCGGTGCGTCCGGTAGTACGAGGAAGTGGGGCGCCCCGTTGACAGTTGGTGACACTTACGCGGCACTGGGTTCGTGCAACCCAGGTGATCGCTGCCGGCTAGTTGGGGTAGGATTCGAAATCCACAACACAACCGCCGACGTATATAAGCAGGGAACCCTGACCGTGGCGCAATTGGCGGATGTCGCAACAGACAACTCCAATATTCTGTACCACGATACGGCTGCGTCTACTAATATTGACGACTTCTTTCTCCAGTGCGATCGATCGCCCATAATGGCTGCCACCGTGGCACCACTACTGGCGACGCCAGGCTCACAGGTCTGGCCGGCTGAGAAAGGTTTGTACGCGATACCTCGCATGGTCCAGGTACCACGAGAGACCGCCGTGATCTCGCTGAATACCAGCGGTCGCGGTCCCCTTGTTTATTCCACCGATGGAACGGCTAGCTCTCTTGAGCCCTACGACATCGGAGGGAGCGGCAATTATGTTTACCCTCGCATTTCGAATGCGCAGGTCTCGGGGTTCACACCCATCGAGGCCTGGCTCACCGGATTGTCACCTCAGACAACTCTGACGATAACCTTCCGCACCGTTGTGGAATACTTCCCGGCGCTGACTTCCAGCCTCTTACCGATGGCTGAGCCCTCGCCGCGATTCGATCCACAGGCCCTGGCCCTCTATTCGGAGGTGATCAGGGGGGCACCCTATGCGGTTCCCGTGGGGCAGAACCCTGGTGGTGAGTACTTCAAGAAGATCATGGCCTACGTCAGTGAGGCCTTGGGGCTCCTTAGTCCTATGTCTGGACCCTTCGCGCCCGTAGCCACTGTTGCGGCTCCGATCCTCAAGAAATGGGCAAACACTCCTGAACGTCCCCGGCCTGAGGCCCGGATAAAACGCTCAGGGGTGGTCTCGGGTGGTCGTGTGGTGTCGTGAGCGAGACTCACCACGCGCGGCCATCGAAGGCTGATTAGGGAAGGGTAAAGCCTTCCGCAAGTAAGAGGAATAGTCACCGTCCGGTCCCAAAGGCCGGCTCCGTTGTGGACGCCTCCCACTTGTCAATCAGACCTACTGGACCCCCTGCGGTCCAGCGTCCTAGACGTCTTTACACGTCGTGTGTCC